TGGCGAACCGTAGCGGAGGGGGCTGATTCTCCGGCTGCTCTCATCTTGTCGTACATAGTTTTTATTTTTCCAGCTTCAACATCGTTATCTGCTGTACGCATCAAATCCCGAAGCATTGCGTTGTATTCTGAATCGCTCATATCTTGAACTCGTGAGCGAATTACATTACGGGCCATTTCCATCGGTTAGTTTTCCTTAAATAGTGTAGTTGGCTTTGCGCCCACGAACCTTGCCGCCAAATGCTTTGCCGTACCGTTCGCGAACTGGTTTCTTTTGCAACTCTTGGTAACGTTCGTATTCTTTGTCGGTAAGATTACTTACGTTGTCCATTGCAATCTTGAGGATTTCACGGTCACTCCGCATCGATAATCGTTTCCTTCTTTGGCGGCAGCAGGACTACGCCGTGGATTGCCTGTACATTGTGGTTCATTGTTTCTTGTTTGGCTATGCCAACACGGTTCAGGATAGATTCGGCTGCTCTCATCCGCAAATCATCCCCCCGTTCTATGTCTACGGCAGTCACGAGGTTCGCTAACTTGTTCGCGGCTTGAAGAGAGTGGCTTGCAAGCATAGTTTTGGTTCGCTCAATGATTTCATCGGCTAACCTATCTTTTAACCAAGCTACTGAACCAGAAGAATATCCGGCAAGTTCTGCCGCTTGGCGAACATTGCCCCCGTTTTCGAACAGCAGGTCAAGAAACTGTTCCTGTTTGTCTGTCAGGGCGGGTTTTTTTGCTTGATTTTGGGGAAGTAGGTTCATGGACTAGGTCTGTGTGCCTTCTGGGGGCGAACAACGCCACTTGAACACGAGTTCGAACGGTATCAGTCCGCTAACGTCTTGCATCATTTCCTGAGTACGGGTGATGCACTCTTGTTTTGTAGGGTATGGGCCTCTAGAATCTCCAGCTTCAAAGCATTCGGTGGGATTTGAGGCCAAACAAACCAAAATCCACGCTTCGAACACGGGGTGATTCCTTTAGAATGCGGGCAACATGTCTCTATTATGGCTAGTTTTCGAACCGTTGTCAACTGTTTAGTTGATTTTTTGGGTAGGTTTGTCGATTTTTCTTGACAAAACTGAATCTGGACTATACAATAGCTTTAAGCCTGCCGGGGGTAAACCCTATATCCCCCCCGGCTACCCTAAAGGTTCGCAAACTCCCCCCCGCTGGTTCCCCGGTGGGGTCTTTTTTTGCCTAAAATCCAATAAGGGCTCAGTAAGGAACAGTGGGGGGTACCTAACGGTTCGCAAACTCCCCCCCAACGGTTCGCAAATATCCCATATGGATAACCTAAAAAATATAAAAATGATGTCGGGATTGCATAGCAAATGCCGGGGGGGTGGGGTGGCCCTCGCGTACCCGCACATGGGTCAAATATTTTTACATTAGGTCACCTCGCCGAAACGGTAACCCCGCGAACACACACCCAAACCCCGCGAACACATGGCAAACCCGAACAATCACCCGCGCCCGCGCCCGCCCGCGTTATTGATTTGCCAAGTTGGTAACCCGTGGGGTGGTCTTTCGGTTTACGAAATACATGCTTTCCCCCCATTTTCCCGCACCGGATATCCGCAAGCTTTACAAACCCATAGCCGCAATAAACATGCCGGACAAAAAAAGAACCCCGCCGGACTAGCCAAGCGGGGCCAAGTTGGGAGGAAAGAGGTTCGAAAACTATTGCCGGAAGTCTTCCTTTGCTAAATCCCAAAGTGCCGCAAAGAGACACCAACAAGCAATAGCAACCCAGCCCAGCAACACAAGCATCACGATATGACTAGCTAGCATCGGACTGGCCTTTCACGGTAAGATTTAGACGGGCAACGGTTCGCGGGTTATCGCTGGCAAACGTGTAATGGTCAAACCCGATAGACCGCAAAACTGCTTTTAATGTTTGCGCCTGCATTTCTAATGCCTCGACGGCCTGCAATATCAATGCCTGTTCGTCGGTGGTAATGACAACCATTCTTTTTGACTGGCTGTCGAATTCATCATGATTGACTGCAATTGTGGTTTTCATAACGTTGGTTCCCTTCATAGAAAAACGGGCAAGATTGCCCTGCCCGTTCATTATTAGTTCATTATGGATTAGCTGGCAAGCTTATATTTGGGCCGCTGATATCCGGCACGGTTCACAACAATGCTATAGCCATGTTGGCGCAACCGATGCACCGCATTCGAAACCCCGCGAACAGTCAAGCCGGATTCACGGGCAAGCGTGTTTATATTGATGCCATGCTTTCTAGCCGCCAGCACCCGATAAACCCGCGCCAGTGACGAATTCGGACGGAATGGCCGCTTGTCCGCACCCCGTTCGCCGCGCCGCCGGACTGGTTGCAATGGTTCCCCATGCATACCAGTAGCGACACCCGTGCCGAATTCCTCGCGCAATTTCGCGGTCAATTCCTGCCGGATATCCTGCCGGACAGCCGACACAAGTTGGTTGCAAAGCTCTTTGATATGTTCATTGTTGGTTGTCATCTTTCTGGTTCCTTTTCTCCAGTTATTGAACAAAGACCGCATAAATAATCATAATTATCAGTAGCACGGTCAGACTACGATAAATCACATACAATGCTTCCATTATGCCGCCAAGCTTTCTAGATATTGCCATGACGGGGACGTGATAACGGTTCGCACATCATCGTTGCGTTTACGCTGAACCATGTGCTGACTGGCTGTGTTTTTGCCAGTCTGCCGCTCGACGCCATCCGCGCCAGTCCATGTGACGTTGGTATGGGTTGCCCAATGGGTCAAAGCATTATAGGCCGCCCACATGGTCGCGCCTAGTTCCTGCTTTTCAGCGTTGAATTGATGCATCAGGTAATTGAAGAGCCGCTCATTCACTGGCTTGACGTGGCCTAGTTCCGCCGCCTTGCCGGATTTGTAACAGACAGTTTCGGCAAGGATTTGCCCGAATTGCTCATCCGATAGACGGGCACCCCGCCAACGGTTCATCAAGTCAAGCTGGCTTTCCCACATGTTCAAACCCATTGCCGCCTTGCTGATAAGCGCGGCTGGTTCAAGGTTCTTTGTGTGTTTCGATTTCTGGTGATAGGCCTTTTCCCCGCCGAAAACCAACGTATTGCGGCACAAGTCACGATATGCACCGCTGAATATTTGGAAAGCCCAACTCATATCTATTGAGTTGAAAATATCCATGCGGCAAACCACATTGTCCTGCTTATCACCGACTGCATGTTGCAAGTCCATGAAATGCACGGTGCGATGGGCACGAAGTCCCCCGTCATAAATACGGTCTAGAACCTTTACGTTGCCAATGGGTAAATCTGAACCCGCCAAAATTTCAGCGTGGTTCGCGAACAGTTCATCATGCGGAACAAGCTTATAGCTGGCACCGACTGGCCTTGTGTTCAAAACTTCACCTGTTGCCGTATTCTGCAAAGCCGAATAATCGGGCATAGGGGTAGTTTCACACAATGCTATGTCAGAGTAGTCTTCGCTTGTGATGGCTTCGATTGGCACCCGCCGGACGGAACCCAACTCAGTAAAAAGCCGGATATCGTTTACATCATTATGATGATGAAACATTCCGCCGCCTTCGCGTTTATAGGTTGATGCGACTAAATTAGAATCAAACATGTTCGTTACCTTTCGTTGATTGAACATTTAACATAAACGAATCATACACCGATTTGACGTGATGGGAACCCCCCAACGCAAAAAAAAAATCAGGATAAAAAAAAGTAGGATGCCGCCCCGCGACTCGCGACACCCCGCCGCCCGTACCGCGCCCAGTCCCCCAACAACCCGAAACCGAAAGCGCATACAAGCCCCAAAAAACTTAGCGTGGCAGATTTGTCATTAGTGCGTTTGAAACAAAACCTGCATATCTTTTGCCGCCCAGCATATGGTGCACGTTGAGCACGATTCGGTCGCGCCCGTTTGTTCGGGACAGATTACCGATTTGTTTTTTACTGGCTTGCATAGGTCGGCACTGTTCGCGCTGAATTGCCAGTCCGGCGCATTGCTGAACCGAACCGCGAACCGCTCACCAAAACCACCCCGTACGGCACGGATAGCAAGCCCGATATCACTAGTCGGTTTGTATCCGGTAAAACCCCAGATAGCTAGATTGTCAAATTTGGTTAACAGGTGTTGCCATAGTTCGACATAGTCCACCGAATAAAAATCACCTAGCACATGCAACCGGATAATCACCCCGCGATAGGTCGCGCAAAGTTCCGCAACTTCTTTTCGCAATGCGGCTTCAAGTTCGGGGCCGTGCTGGATACGGTGCCCGAACATCATATTGTTGCCATAACAATTGTCCCAATGATAGCAGTAGCGGGGACAGGTTGCCCGCTCTTCTAATGTCAGGGTATAAATTACATAGCCTTTAAACTTGCCTTTTTTGATTACGGGCAGTTTATCTTTGGATAGCTTTTTATTGTTTGATTGCTTCAAAACGGATTTGCAATCGGCAACAGCGCGGCGGCTCTTAGGGTACATGGTCGCGGCTGGCTTGTTTA